GCCGAACCCGGCCGCCTGCACGCCGTCGTCGGTCATGCGCCGGACGAACTTGCGAGTGACGGCGTCGAGCTGCTGCGGGGTGAGCTGCTCGCGGCCGGCGTCGGCGCGGGCGAGCTGCGCGGCGGCGACGTCCTCGTCGCTCGGCTGCCAGTCGGCGGCGATCAGAGAGAGAGGCGCCCGCCCGCGCCCGCTGCTGCCTGCAGACGACTCCCTATCTGCACCCCCCTTGTGGGAGGGGAGGGGAGGGGAGGGGAACGCGCGCGCGCGAGTCCCCGATTCGTCCCCAGGGGACGCAGCGCCGCGACCTGCAAAGTCGTCACTTTCCGGCGTGCGATCCGCCGACGAATCGTCGTCGAATCGTCCGCGATTCCCGTCCGGATCGCCGCCGTATCCCTCGCGATCCGGCAGCGGGTCTTGCACCGCGCGCTGCCGCCGCTTCTTCTCCGCGGCCCGCTCGCGCTTCGCGAGGACGTCACGGCGTGACGGGTTGTAGATCAGGTAATCGTGAATCGCGAAGTCACCGGGGGCAGGCTGCAGGCACTTCGGGTGCGTGCAGTCGTGTCCCGCGGTGTGCCACAGCCCGACGGCGACAAGCTTCGTGATCTGCGGCCGTGAGCCGTACATCTTGGCGATGTTGCCGGGCACGATGCCGTCGGTCAGGTGCCGGGCCGCGTACGCGCCCGTACGCGCCCACAGCCCGATCGCTGCGTTCCCGGCGGCGACGAACTTCGGGTGGCTGTCGGCGTTGTCGTCAACGACGAACCATGGCATCGGGATTCTCCTATCCGAGGGTGAGCTGACCCTCGGGAACCGAGGTCGTTCGGGGGCGGCGCCCCTGCCGCCCGCGCCCGTGGGCGTGGGCGTTAGCGGCAGGGGGCGCCGTGCACTGGTGGTCGATCACGTGCGGGCGGGTGCACTCCGCCCTGCGTCGGTGGCAGTCGGCCCACTGCAGATCGGGCCCGCCCGCCGTGGTGCGCACGCACCAGTCGAGCCGGTTCGGCTCGCGCAGCGCTGCGGCCGCTGCCGGGGTCAACTCGTCGGCGTCGGCGGTCACGTCGAGCGCCGCCCGGTTGCCGACGAGCTGCCGCAGCACGGTTCGGCCGCACCGACAGCGCACTCGGCGTGCGCCGTGGCTGCTGCTCGGCGGGCGGGTCATCAGTACTGCTCGACCCGGCTGCCGCGCCGCGACTGCTGCTCGGCCCGCTTGCGTTCCTCGTGCGCCTCGAACTCGATCTCGGTCGGGTGCGCGGCGAGCAGCTCGGCGACGGTCGCCTCGACGTCCTGCGAGCCGGGCCCGATCTCGTCGAGGGTGCCGTTCATCTTGCGCTCGCGGTACATGGCGCGCATGACCTCGCGCAGCAGCCGGATCCGGTCGCCGTCGGCCGCGACCTCGGCGAGCTTGATCCTGAGTTTCACCTGCGGGTCTTTGTCTTCGTCGCGGGCGTGTCCGGTGTACATCGTGCTCGCGAACTCGACGACCGCGACGATCCGGGCGCCGGGCGCCTCGAACAGTCCGCGGCGCAGGATCGCCGGGATCGCCTGTTGCAGCATCGCGGCCGCGCCGTCGAGCTTCACCTCGACCTCGGCGTCGTCGTCCAGCTTCGGCATGTCTACTTCCTCCGTCGTTTCTTGAGGGACTGCTGCAGCGCCGCGTAGTGACGGGCGGCCGCTGCTCGTATCTCGGGGATCGGGCAGTCGTCGCGCTGGTGGCGGCCGTACCGGATCACGAGCGCCTCGACCTCGGCGTATCCGACGGCGTCCTCGGCGCGCCCGCAGGGGCACGAGTAGTCGCCGGCGGCGAGGGTCTTCGCCTTGTTGCTGTCGAGGCGCACCCGCAGCCCGTAGCCGGGATGCGGGTTGCCGATCGTCGGCCCGATCCCGGTCATGCCGCCGCGCGCCGGATAGCGTCCTGGTCGAGGCGGTCGAACATCACGTGCAGCGCAGCCTCGGCCTGCCGCGGGAACACCCCGTTCCCGAGTGCCTTGAGCTGCCCCTGCCGGCCGAGGTCGGGTACCTGCGTCACGTGGCCAGGGGGCAGCCCCTGCATCCACTCTTCGAGTTCGGTGTTCAGCCGGCCTCGATCGTCAGTTGGCCGGGGTGGCTCGACGCCGAACGCTTCCGACCACCGCGCGACGGCGGGGGCGAACCGTCCCCAAGTGTCCGGGCCAGTACCGACAGCGGAGGCGTACCGACGCCCTGCCCGTGCTTGTCCCGCAGCCGTTCCCGGCGCGCCCGCCAGACCGCCGGATCCTTCCCGTCGTCGTGCTGCGAGGTCGTCGGCGTCGGCAGCAGCCACTCGACCTCGTCGGCCAGCGTCGGACCGTGCCCACCCGCTATCCGCCTGTCGGGATGCTGACTGCCGCCATTCGACCCAAGGTTCGCCGTCGGCGTCTTGAGCAACGGCAAGGATGAACAGCCGCTCGCGGAGGTGACAGCCGAGAACGTCGCACGCGCGTACAACGACCCATTCCGCATCGAACCCGATACCGGCAAGGTCTGCGAGTACGGTGTCGAATCCGATCCGAAGGTGGTTGCGGACGTTCTCAAAGACTGCGATCCGGGGTCGTAGAACGCGAAGGGCACGGGCAATATCGGGCCAGATGTGCCGGTCATCATCGGTTCCTTTCTGTCGGCCGCCAATGCTGAACGGCTGGCACGGATAGCCCCCCGAGACGAGGTCGGGGCGGCCGTAGAGAGTGACGAGTCGCCGCCAGTCGGCGACTGTCAGATCGCCGATGTTCGGCACCTCGGGGAATCGGTGGGCGAGGATCTTGCAGGCGCTCGGGTCGATATCCGACACCCACATCAGGGAGCCGCCGAGCACGCGTTGCACGGCCATGTCCAGCCCGCCGTAGCCGGTGCAGAACGACGCGATGCGCGGCCCGTCGACGACGAGCGGCTGCTGCCCCGGAACCGGGGGAACCGGGCGGGCGGTCGCGCGAATGGTGTCGTCGAGCGTCGGCCGGGGCGGCGGGACAGACGTTCCGGGGATCGTCGACGCGCCGGGCGAGGCGCTGCGGCGCTTCACGCGGCCGCGCCCATGACGTACCGCTGCGCGTACGCGTTCGGCCACTTCCCCTTGCTCAGCCGGTCCCGCTGCGCCTGCGGCATGTCGAACAGCGGCAGCCCGAGCCAGTCGTGCCCCGCGGCGCGCAGCCACCATGCGTCGCATTGATCGCCGCCGCTGTCGTGCGCGAACTCAGCGCCTGCCACGAGGTAGGCGGCCGCCGCCATGTCAGCCTTGTCGGCGCGCCCGTTGTCGCAGGCGTACGCCTTGAGCGTCGCCGGGACGATGTACCCGTACGGCACGCCGGCGTCGAGCAGCTCACCGAGGACGATGCCGTGCACCTTCGCGGTCAACCCGGCCGACATGGCGTGCTTGGGCAGATCTTCGACGACCGCGAGGTGCGGCCGGTGGTCGGCGAGGTCGTCGCGGATGCTGTCGCGGATGTGCAGCAGCCGGCGATCGCCGTCCTTGTCGCGCGTCTTGATCCGGTACGTCGTGCCGTCCGGCAGCGCGACGCCCGTCGACGTCAGTGACAGGTCGAGTCCGATCACGCGCAGTCCGGCCGGGTTGGTCACGGCGTCCTCGACCGGCGACAGCACGCCGGGCGCGATCAGTCCGGGGATGATCGTCACGCCGCACCGCCCGACAGCGGGGTGATCGGCCCGTACATGGCGCGCAGCGTGCCGAGCGGCTGTGTCTCGCCGTCCTCGCAGCGCAGGATCGGCTCGCCGAACTGCCCGGTCGTGCCGTGCCACTCCCACACGCTGTCGGTCTGGTCGGCCCACCGCAGCGACAGGTCCCACGAGTCGCCGCGGCCGTCGCGCCATACCTTCCGCTCGCGGTCGAGGCTGCCGGCGTACGGGTCCGCTGCCTCGTCCTCGCGCGGCTGCCGTCCGGTGGGGCGCGGTCGGCAGGGGAACGGGCCGTGTTCGGCGCGCAGCCGGTCGGCGATCCCGCGCAGCAGCTCGGCGGCGATCGCCTTGCACACGCCGTCGGCGTGCACGCGGTACGAGCCGTCGGCCTGCACGACGACGATCACGGCCTCGCCGTCGGCGCCGACGTCCATTCCGATCATGGGTCGCTCGGTCATGCTGTTGCCCCCTCGGCGGCGGTCGGGTCGACCCACGGGCGCAGCGGCCACGCGCCGTCGACGACGGCGTTCGGGTCGGTCTTGCGGAAGTGCTTTTGCAGGCCGGCTGCCTGCTCGGCGGCGAGTTCGATCTGCCGCTCGTGCAGCTCGGCGAGGGTGAGGTCACGGAACGCGCCGAAGCGCACGCGGCGTTCGCCTCGGATGTGCTCGGGCCAGTCCGCCCGCCGGGTGTGGGCGAGCACGCCGATCCGGTAGGCGATCCGGGCGGCGACGAGCGCGTCGTACGAGCAGCCGTGCGCCGCCTCGGCGTCCCACTGCAGCTCGTAGACCTGCGCAAGGGTGACGAGCTGCCGCGCCCCTTGCTCCTCACTCGGCCGCTTCCGGTACGGGATCGCATGCTGATCGAGCACCCGCGTGTCGATCACGTACAGCGGCCGGCCGCCGAGCCGCTCGTCGAGCGTCGGCAGCTTGTGCCGCCGCAGCTCGCGGTCCAGCAGCGTGAGGTCGAACGGAGCGTTGTGCCCCACGACCGGTACCCCGGCGCGCACCTGCACGGCGAGGAACGCCGCAACCTGGTCGGCGACCATGTCGGCCGGGTCGCCGTCCATGCGCGCCCGCTCGGTCGTGATCCCGTGCACGGCGGTCGCCTCGGCCGGGATCTCGATCTGCGGGTCGGCGAGCCACTCGTGCGACTCGCCCCCCTCGCGGCCGCCGAGGGCGTGCACGGCGGCGGTCACGATCCGGTCGGTCTCGACGTCGACGCCGGTCGTCTCAAGGTCGAACGCGGCCAGTTGTCCGAGGTGCCATGTCATCGGCGTGCCCCCGACCCGGGCTGTGCCGCCGCCGGCCACTCGCCCCGCGGCTGCGCGGCCGGTGCGTCCTCGCGGGCGGGCTCGTCGCCCTCGCCGAGCACCTCGACGTCGTACACGCCCTCGTCGTCCGGCCCGAGTTCGTCGTCGCCGTCGTCGTCCTGGTCGCCGACCTCACCGGTCCGCGGGTCGATCCCCTTGCTGATGTCCTCGGCGATCGCCTTGAGGTCGTCGCGCAGCTCGTCGGATCCGTGGCCGGCGGCACGCGCCTTGTGCCACACCCCGATCACGTCGTCGGCCGTCCGGCAGCCGCGCGCCTCGGCGAGGTAGTCGGGCCGCTCGGCGGGCGCCGCCTCGATCGCGGGCCGGTCGAGGCTCGCCGGGTCGAGTGCCGCCGCCGTGCTGATCGGGCCGCTGAGCGCGTGGCGCAGCTTCGGCAGCGATGGCACGACGACGATCACCTGAAACTGCTTGGTCTTACCGCCGCGCACCGCCTTGCGCTGCTCGATCCACATGCGCACGGGCAGCAGCCCGCGACCGCCGGTCGCCTGCAGCACGGTGTCGAGCCCGCCTGCGAGCGCGTCGGCTGCGTAGTACGACTTCGTTTCCAGCCGCCACACGCCGAGGTCGGGCAGGTCGGGCAGGAACACGCCGACGCGTGACGTCGGCCGGCACACCTCTTCGGGCTTGCGCTCGTGCCAGTCGTCGCCGTACTGCGCGAGGCAGATGCACGGACGGCCCGAGAGCTTCTCGGTGACGCCGTCACAGCGCCGCTCGCACCCGCCCGCCGTCCACTTCTCGTTCGCCTGGTCGAGCGGGTCGCCGGCGGGCAGGATCGCCCGCAGTTCGGTCGCCTCGGTGACGACCCGCCACTGCGCGACGGGCTGCCCCTGCGGTGTCCACTCCTCGACCCGGCCGCCGTACAGCTCGGCCGCCGCCGCGATGTACTCGCGCGAGTGCGAGGTGAGAATGAACGTCTTGGACTTGACCGGGATCGGCCGCCCGTTCGGCTTCGGGTTCGGCCGGCTGTAGCCGGTGCGGATGCGGCCGAGTTCGGCCGCCTGCCGCTTCATGGTCATGATGCGCGATCCCATGGTCACGCTGCCTTTCGGTCGGATGCGCCCGGCGCCCACGGCGGAACGACCGCCGGGTATGCGCTCGGCGCGCTGTGCAGGTAGCGGGAGGTTTCGAGGGCGCCGAGGAACGCACGGAACTGCTTGCGGCCCGACGGCACCTCGATGAACCGGTGCGAGCGCGGCCGCAGGTTGAGCAGCGCGGTGCGGTGCACGCGCGGGGCGGGCTCGCTGCTGTCGTCGGGCAGCAGCCACTCGGGCGCGTGGCGCAGGGCGGCGAGCTGCAGCGGCTGCTCGTCGTACACCGTGTCGGCCGGCTTCTTCGCGCTCGTCTTGTAGTCGACGAGCCAGAGCTGCCGCCGCCGGAACGGGCCCGTCGGCAGCCACACCCACAGGTCGCCGGTACCGGCGTACCCGCGCTTGCGGTGCATCACGGTCGTCTCGACAGCCTCGACGTCCTGGTCGAACCGAACGCGCCACAGCCGGAACCATGCGGCCAACTGGACGGCGTACGGCTCGACTTCCTCGTCGTACGCGTGCGGGGTGTTCAGCACGAGCGCAACGGCCCGCAGGTGCACGCGGGTACCGAGGTTCTGCGCCCGCTCGGTGTACCCGCGGGACACCGCGACGAGTTCGCGCCGCAGCGCCGTCGGCTCGGTGCGCGCCCGGCGAGCGGTCACGATCGGGTCGGCGATCACGGCGTCGGCGGTCATCCCGGCCGCCCACGGCACGAGCGCCGGTTTCGCGATGCTGCTGAGCGCGTTCGTGATGCTGATCAGGTCCGGGCCCCCGGCGGGGTCGGTGTAGTACCGACCCCGCTCGGTGGCGACGGCCCATTTCGGGTCGGTCACTGGTCGCCGCCCGCCTGCGTCGGCTCGCGAGTGGCATCGGCCGCTGCGCGGCTGCTCTTCTCACTGGCCTCGCGGATCCGGGCGTCGTCCTGTTCCTGCTCGATCCGGGCGACGTCCTCGGCAAGTTCGAGCGCCTCGTCGAGCCCGTACCGGTACGCCAGAGCGCGACCGACCTCCCCGACGTACTGCCACCCGACCGGGTCGACCCACGCCCGCAGCCCGGACACCGCGCCGTCGGTGACGGCCCACCGGTCCGAGTCGGACGCTTCGCGCTGCACGACGAGTTCGCCGTACCCGCTGCCGAGCCCGTCCGGCAGCGGCACGCGGAACTCGACCGCGAGGGCGAGCTGCGCCGCGAGGTGCTGCACGTACTGCGCGAGCACCCACTCTTCGGCGCCGTCGAGGTCCCACCGGTCCGGGTTGCCCATGGTGGCGAGCACGGCGTCGGCGAGCTGCCGGTACGCCTGCGCGTCGAGGGCGAGCCGGGACGGGTTGAGGTCGTCGCCGAGCAGCTCGCGGCGGGCTGCCTCGGCCGCCTCGGCGGCGACCCGGTCGAGCAGCCGGTCGGCCCCGGGTGCCCCGTATCCGGCCCGCGTGAGGGCGGCGTGCGCCTCGTGTCGGGCGCTCATGCCGACTCACCCGCCTCGCGGTCGGCGTTCAGCAGCGCGACCAGGTACTCGGCGAGCACGCGGTCGCCGATGTCGACGAAGGGTCCGGGGCAGCACGAGTACATACCGGCGTCGCCCCGCTCGTGCTCGGGATGCGGGCAGGCGGGCGCGATGCACTGCGGCTCGCCGGGCCCCAGATAGCCGGGGTCCGCGAGGCGCCACTCGGGCAGCTTGGCGAGGTTGTACTCGCTCTGCCCCGCGGCGATCGCGCGCCGGGCGTTGTCGAGGGCGGTCACCGCGCCTCACCCGCCTCGACGAGCTGCGGGATACCCCGCTCGGTACGGAACTCGGCGATCGCCTCGACGCAGCACACCGGCTCGCCCTCGACGCTGCGCTCGTCCTGTCGGCACGCCGGGTCGGCCGCCTCGGCGGCGGTCAGCGCTTCCCACTGCAGGTTGCAGTGCGAGCAGAAATGCGTCTCGGTGCAGGCGACGGCGACCTCGGCGACGTGCGGGCGGCCGCGCAGCTCGGCCGCGATTTCCTCGCAGCGGCGGCGGTAGTCGCCCTCGACGTCCCGGCTCACCATGCCGTCGCTCACGACCATGCCGGCCGCGAGCTTGCCGAGGCGGCGCGGCAGAACCGCAACCGTGATCGGCGCTCCGAACGCGACGAACTCGGCGAGGTCGTCGAGACCGGTGAGCCCGATGTCGGCGGGGCGGCGCGGCTTGAGAGTGACCTTCACGTGCCACTCATCGCGGTGTGTGATCTTCACGCGGCCGCACCTCCCTCGGTGCGCTGCGCGGCGGCCGCACGGCGGTCGGTGAGCGACCGCACCTGTCCGGCGAGGCTGAGCACGAGCAGACGCTCGGCGAGGCGCGCGCACTGCCGGCCGTACACCGGCAGCTTGGTGCGCACCTCGGCGACCAGGTCGTCGACGAGTCCCTCGAACGGAAGATCGCCCGGCCGCTCGATCAGGTGCGGGTCACGCGCCTGCATGTCGACGAGCCCGTCGAACCGGTCGAGGAACCGGTCGGTGAGCAGCGCCTCGACGACGTCGGTCACGACGCGCTGCACGAACGGCTCGACGTCGAGGGTCACGCCGGTCGGGATCGGCTCGGTCGTGATGCGGTACGGCCCGTCAACGGGCACAGCGGGATTGGTCATCAGGAACCCCCGGAAGACGAGGCGGCGATCAGGACGACAGCGACGAGCAGCAGAACGGCGGCGACGGCGAGGTTCTCGATCACGGACGGACCGCCGTCCGGCGGCCGGTGCGGGCGTGCATGTCGCCGTACATGGCGGGCACGCCGACCCCGACGAGGCGGGCACGGACACCGCCGTACGTGCAGCGGACGACCATCGATCCGCCGGTCGAGCTGCCGCGGGCGTCGGCGACGCCGAGCGCGTGCGTCCACTGCCGCCAGTCGGCGAGCGACTGCGGGTGAACGACGAACGTCACCTCGCCGCGCAGCGCGGTCACGGACGGGGCGCCCGGCATGCCCGCGGTTTCGACGCTCGCCGAGTAGGCGGCATCCTTCGCCTTGCGGCACTCGGCGAGGGCGGCGAGTGCGGCCGGGCTCGGCTCGGGCCGGTTCCTGCCGGGCGCCGCGAACGAGCCGGCGGACGGGGCGAGCAGCCCGAGGTCGTCGAGCGCCTGCGCGGCGGCGAGGGCGGGGTCGGCCGAGGTGTCGTGGACGATCGCGCCGGCGATGATGCGGGCGGCCCGCTCGATGCGTGAGTTCGTCATGCCGACACCGGCCCGCGGAACTCGACGGGCACGAACTCGTCGTGCACGAGCGCGACGTGCACGAGGATCCGGACGGTCGAGCCGTCGGCGCGCTGCGGCGTCTCGGTGCGCAGCGTCCACAGCGACGCCCCGTCGAGGGAGGGCGCGCGGTGCACGTCGCCGCCGAGGGCGAACACCCACGCGGCGAACTGCTCGCTGTCGGCGACGACGACGTGCACGCCGTCCTCGCGGGTGAGCGGCGGCCGCGCGGTCGGCAGCGCGAGGTAGTCGATCGCCGCCTCGACCGCGAACTGCGGGTCGGGCGCCGGCGCCTTCACGAGGTGCAGGGGGATAGGCTGTGCGCTCAAGGCACGTGCCTCGCTTTCTGTGTTGAGTGGGGAGCGAGCCGACAGGGGTCGTCCGGATGCCGGTCCGGGGCGGCCCCGACTCGCGTCCGGGGGAAGATCAGGCGGCGGCCGAGCCGGGGCGGTACTGCTCGATCTGCCGCTGCGCCTCGCGCTTCCTCGCCGCCTCGGCGATCTCGCGCTTTGCGCGGCGGGCGGCGGCCGACTTGAGGGCGAGCGCGGTGTAGTGCGCCTTGCGCAGCGACTCGGCGATCTGCTCGATCTGCTGCTCGGTCGCGTCGGGGTGCTGCTCGCGCGCCATGTCGACGAACCGCGTGTGATGCGACGCCTTACGCGCTGCGGCGGTACGGCTCGACCGGTCGGTCGTGTTCGCCCAGCTCACATGAGCCGCGAACCTCATCTGCAGTGACCGCTCGCTCGTGTTCACGGTGTGTCCCTCCCTGAGGATCGCTGCCCACGCCCATGGGCGTGGGCAGTCGGTCGTAAAAAAGAGCGTCTCGTCGTACGTCGAGCACCTCGCATATGCGGTCGGCAACGTCCTCCGTGACCGAAGGTCGCTCACCCGACAGCAGTGCGCCGATCTTGCTCTTCGAGACGCCCACGGCTCCGGCTAGCTTCCGGATGTCGAACGATCCGCCACCCGGCGCCCAGGTCATCAGTCCGCGCAGCATGTCACCGCTGGTCAGATAGAGCCGGGCAGGGTCCATGAATGCGCCTCCGTTTGCTGCCCACGATCGTGGACAGCTCCAGTAGAGCACATCGCTAGAGCGGTGTCCACGATCGTGGGCAGCTTATGGGGAGGTTAAGAATCGGCCGACCCTGCCCCCGGTGCCCCACGACTGCCCCTGATCGTGGACAATGTCTCGCAGGCAAAAAAGGTTGTACGCCCTGAACTGCAATTTCGTGCATACGCCCGAGTTTGGGCGTGGACAGATGAGCCTAGAGAGGCGGAGGGATGCCACAGCAGCGAGACGCGCTCACGGAACTCGTGAAGGCGCACGTCGGTCGGGGGCGACGTATGTCGACGCGTGAGTTCTCCGCTGTCGCTGTGGACCCGGACACCGAATGGTCGCCCAGTAAGAGCCTCGTCGCCAAGATCATCGGTGACCAAGGGTACGACGTCACGCCGCAGCTCGTCGGCGCGATCGCTATCGGTCTCGGTCTCGACCGCGAGATCGTCGCGGCCGCTGCACACCTGCAGGTGATCGGGTATACCGCCGCCGAGCTGACCAAGGGTGCGCCGGCGCAGATGATCCGGCTCGTCGGATCCGAGGGCGAACCCACCGATAAGGCGCAGGCCGTAGCAGACCGGTGGGACGCCGAGCAGTAAGCGGTCACTCGAACGGGTGATCTTCCGTGAGGCCCCGTTTAACCTTGCTGATCAGGGTCACGAGATGACCCGCTGTTGCTGCTGATACGCCCTGTGTTTACAGCCTCGCTCGTCGTAGAGTGATCGAGCCTCGCGCGTGTCGAACGCCGGTTCGATTTGTGCTGCGCACATTCGAACGGCGGGAACAGGGGGTCAACGTTGACAGATGTGCGAGTCGAGCAGGCCGAACTCGATCACGGTACGCCGATGGTGTACCGCGACTTTGGGAAGTACGTCAGGCTTGCTCATGATCCCCAGCAGATCGACGAGGCTGCGGCGCTCGCGCTTCTGTGCCTTCGTATCCCGCAGCTCGTCGGCAATCTCGAAGTGCGGCGAGACTAGGAACCCCCCACCCACCGCACTGCAATGCCCCGGCATCCGGCTCGCCGACGAGCCGGGCACCGGGGCGCAGTTCTGTCCACCTACCCGAGCCGGTCGGCTGGACTGATGCGCGCGTGAGCCTTCCGGGCGCGCTCGGCGCCGGCCGACGCGCCGTACCGGGACAGCATCTGCCGCGACCGCCAACCCGTGATGCGCATCAGGTCGTCCTCGTTCCCGTCGTCGAGCCGCCACTGATGCGCGAAGGTGTGCCGGAACTGATGCGGATGGACGTGAGCGATCTCGGCCTCTTGGCAACGGCGCTCGATCATCGTTCCCACGCCCCAGATCGTCAGCCGGTGCCCCTTCTGCCCGCGGTCGCCCCACCACAGCCACATGCCCTCGTCGAGTGCCTTCCCCTTGTGCTTCGCGGCAGCCCGCAGATACCGGTCGAGAGCAGTCGCGCACTTCGCTCCGAACGGCACGCTGCGCGGAATCCCTGCCTTGCCGATGACCCGCAGCACCTTCAGGTCGAGGTCGAGGTCGTCGACCCTACGGTCGGTCAGTTCGCTGAGACGCAGGCCCGTGTCGATGAACAGCAGAATGATCGCGGTGTCGCGGCGGTCGGCGTACGTCCGCCCCTTGCACGTCTTCAGCAACCGCACGAGGGCGTCGTCGGGAATGACGGGCACCTCTTTCTCGGGGACCGTCGGCGCTTTCATGGTCCGCATGGGGGTGCGGTCGATCTCTTCCTCGTCCTCCAACCAGCGGAAGAAGGTACGCAGCGCCCGGAAGTGTTGATGTGCGTTCGCCGGGGACGTTCGCTTGATCGTGTGCGCGATGTACGCCTGCACGTGCTCGCGGTGCACCTCGTCGAGGTCGGTCGGGGCGGGCCGGCCGGGGGTGCCTTCCTCGTCGGCAACCGGCCGATACCCGTCGTCCTGGTCTAGCAGGAACCGGCCGAACTGTCGGACCGCGTTTCCGTAGATACGTAGCGTGTTGTCGCTCTTGTTCTCGGACTTGAGGGAGCGCAGCCATGACGCAGCCATGGGCGCGATGTTGTACCGCTCATCTGCCATGCTCCACCATGATGCCCACGATCGTGGACAGTCAAGGCGCTTGGCCTGATAGCGATGTGCATAGGCGGGGACAAAGAAGAAGACCAGCGTTTTCGCTGGTCAGAGGGTGTTTGCGCCCCCGGCAGGACTCGAACCTGCGGCCAAGCGCTTAGAAGGTGTGCGGGGGATAAGCGATGTGCTCACCTGCGTTTTTGCAGGTCGCGTCAGACCAGACTAAGCGCAGGCGCTTGGTCTGAGATTCTTGGAACTTTGACGCGATCCCGCCCCGGCATGAGCCCGCCCCGGCCGCCACTCTACGGGGCAGCCGGGGCGGTCGGGGTGCGACTCCGTGCTCTGGACGGAACGGAAGCCTCGCGCGTGAGGTCGACCTGTCGCACCCGCCTCGGGGCGGTTAACCGCCGGTAACCGGGGCGTGGGGGTGATCCCCCGATGGGTGCATATGCCAAACACTGAGCATATTCGAACCCGCATTCGGGTGATCGGGAGGGTCGCCCGGCGGGACGCACGGGGGAAGCGTCAACCGCCGGACGACCCGGCTCATGCGTGAACGGCGAGTTCCTCGGCGACGCTCACGATCTTGCAGTCGCTCAACGCGCGGACGTACTGCGCGGCGACCGTCCAGCCGAGCAGCGGCGACTCGAACGGCACGACGCCCGACTCAACCGGGATCGGCCCGACCCGGCTCGCGGTGTACCGGCGCCCCCACACCCCGCACAGCTCGGACCGGCCGACCCGCACGGCGACGCTGCCTCGCCACATGTGCGGGCATTCCTCGCGCGCCTTGCGCAGGCACGACAGGCACGTCGGCGGGTGAGTCGTCATGAGATCGTTCGGCCAACCTGCCCAATCGGTCCGGGCGTCTTCCAGCAGCCACAGCCGGCCGCGGTCGTCCTCGTCGCTCGGCTCGCCGCACACCTGGCACAGCAGCTCGGCCATAGCGAGGGACTGCCGGCCGGGGTGCACGAGCCCGCGCCGCGGCTCGCCGACGCCGTGCCGGTCGAGGCGCCGCAGCCGCAGCACCCCGCGATCGTCGCGATCCGAGGCGACCTCGTCGACGTAGCCAATCCCGCCGAGCAGCCGCTGCACGACGACAAGGTCGGCGATCAGTTCGCTCGACCAGGACGCGACGAACGGCACGGCCGAGGGGCGTCGTCGGCAGCTCTTGTGCATGACTGCCGGTGGCAGCCTGCGGCCGAGGTCGTCGCGGCGCGCGAGCTGCTTGACCGGCTGCCCGGCCTCGATCGGCTGCTCGCAGATGGTGCAGTTCACGGTGCGGTCACCTTCCGCAGCTCGATCACCGTGCGGGCGAGTTCGGCGACGTTCAGCGCCCCGGCGAGCCCGCTGCGGTTCTGGAACGCGCGGGCGTCGTCGGCTCTGTCGACCGCGTTGACGAGGGCGTACCAATCGCGCGAGCGCACCTCGCGGTTCTCTGCCATGGCGGCCGCGGTCACCGACAGCCGGTCGATCTCTTCCCGCAGCAGCTTGTCGATCTCGACGAGGCGCTCGGGCGTGGGCTGCTCGCGTGAGGCGTCGAACGCGTCCTCGATCAGCGCCGGGATCGGGTCGTCGGTCTGCTGCTCGGCAGGCGGGGCGGCGGTCACCGGGCGGTGTCCATGTGTGCGGCGGCGAGCGCCGCGGCGTACGCCTCGTGCAGCAGATCGGCGTCGGTGAGCGGCCCGTTTTCCTGCGGCGAGACAATCCACGAGTGCCCTTGCTGTGTCCGCGGGGCGACCGTCGCGGGATGCGGCACGGCGACGAGGGCGCCCTCGGCGAGCACCTCGGCGTCGGGCAGGTGCCACTCGGCGGCCGAGCCGACGGGCACGAGCACCTCGACGCCGTCGGGGGTGTGCTGGGCCGGCCCCACGGGCGTACCTGCATGCCGCATGGTCTGCACGGTCTTCCAGCCGAGTGCGCGTGGCAGGCGGACGACGTCCCACGCCGTGCCGACGGTCACCTCGACGAGTTCGCCCTGATCCCACGCCGCGAGGGCGCCTGTCACGCTCGCGTCGGTCTTCCGGAGCCAGTCGAGCGCGGTGAACCCGTCGAACCCGCTGGCCACGAGTCGAGCGGCGCCGATGCGGTCGCGCGGTTCGCCGGTCACCGGACTGCCTCCGGGCGGGCTGTCGTCTGTTCGGGGACGGGCACCAGGACGACGCGCAGGTGCGCGAACAGCGCCTCGACCTCGCCGCGAGACAGCACGAGGTCGGGGTAATCCTGCACCTCGTCGAGGGCGTACAGGGTGAGCGGTACGCGAACCTCGCCCGTGCGGCTGTCGCAGATGGGCTGCACGCCGCGGCGCAGGGATGCGTGTAAGCGGGATGACATCGGGACCCCCGGTCGGTAGTCGCGGAGTCACGTACCGTAGACCGACTACCGACCGGTAACGGGGACAGATTGTCCCCCTGTCCCAACCTGTCCCACTGGTCAGACCGCCGTCGGAACCCCGATCGCCTCGGCGAGTCGGCTCGCGTCGGCCCGCATCGCGCGCGGGGCGTGCCGCCACAGATCGGCGGCGACCGACCGCGCCGACGGCGTGTACGCGACGGTTTCGGCGCCGATCTCGTACGCCATGCGCATCACGTGCAGCGCTGCCGTGCGGTCGCCTCGCTGCAGGTGTCCGCGGGCGACCTCGACCCACAGCCGGGCCCGGCGCTCGCGCGACGGCATCACGTCGGGGTCGATGTCGTCGGCGAGCCCGATCGCCCGCTGCGCCTTGCGCAAGTCGGTCGCCACGCTCACGGCGTGAAAGTCGACATTGGCGCGGCCGAACACCGTGCTCGGGTGCACGTAGCTCGCAGGCAGGCTCTTCGCGACCTGGTCGCCCTTGTCCCAGTACCGCCATGCGTCGCCCTCGCGGCCGTCGCGGGCGACCGTGACCGCGGCGTGTAGCTGCAGCGCGCCGTACACGCCCCGCCAGTCGTCCGGGGCGCCGTCGAGGTGCGGGCGAATCAGGTCGGCCGCCTCGACGACGACCCGCAGCGCTTCCTCGGGGTAGCTCGTCTCACGCAGGATGTTGCCGAGGTTCCACGCGGCGGCCGCGATCGCGTCGGGCCGGTCCGCTTCCTGCGCCGCGGTGAGCGCGCGATCGGCGACGACCCATGCGAGTTCGGCCGGGGCGACGTACGCCGTCGCCTGCCCGGTGAGGCGGTAGACGTCCGACAGGGCGACGAGGGCGGCGCGGCGCTGCTCGCCGTCGAGGGAGCGCACCGCGGCCTCGCCGTCGCGGATCAAGTCAGGCAGCAGCGCGCCGACCTCGGACCGGTTGTGTTCCGAGGTGTGCCACAGTGCCCACGACTGATCGACGCGCCCCTGCAGCACGGCCGGGTCGGCGGGCCGGCCGCCCGTCGGCGCGGTGAGGGTGAGTGACAGCGGACGGTTCATCACGGCTGCCCACACGTCCGGCAGTCCGGGGTGCGAGAGCCGACCGGTCGGTACCGGCTGCGCCGGGCCGTCGGTGAGCCCGGTGATCGCGGACAGATCGGAGAGTTGCAGCGCCGCGCCGAGGCGCACGAGCAGTGTGTGAGAGCGCAGTTCACGCTCGCCGAGTTCGATCTTCTTGAGCCAGTCGACGCCGCGGCCGCACATCTGCGCGAGCGCCTCACGGCTGAGACCGCGGGATTCCCGCAGCATACGGATGCGTTCACCTGGTGACAGTTCGCCGGACGGGTCCATGCCGCTCCTTCACGAGCCGGTGCCGTATGGCCAGAGTACGGGCGGAGTCAACGGCTCCAGGAACGACGAAAGCGCCCCTGCCCGGCCGTGAGGCCAGACAGGGGCGCAGTGTTCATGCGATGCGGCGGCGCTCGGCGGGCAGCCCGAGCAGCGCCGACGACGGCGACGGATCGCTCGGCTGCGGGGCGCCGTCGCGCCGGCAGACGAGTGCGTCGGGATCCCACGCGGGCGCCTGCAGGCTGTACCCGTCGGGGCACGTCTGCCCGTCGGCGCCGTCCGCTCCGTTGCGGCCGTCCGTACCTGCGGCTCCGGGCGGACCGGCCGGGCCCGTCGGGCCAACCGGTCCGGGCGGACCGGTCACCGTGGCGCCGGGCTCGCCCTGCGCACCGGACGGTCCGGGCGACGGCGTGATCGTGGGGGCGTCCTTGCCCGCCTCGCCCTGCGGCCCGCGGGGACCGGCCGGACCGGGTATCGGTACCGGCACCTCGGCCCGCGCGGGCAAGTCGTCGACGGCCCGCGACGGATCCGGCGCGGCCGGCGTCTTGCCGTCGGCCTTGATCTGCTCGCGCAGTACGCGGACGTCGCCGGCGAGGACCGAGACAGCGTCGCCGCGTAGGTTCGCCTCGTCGGCGAGTGCGTCGGCCCGGCGCGCCTCGGCGTCGATCCGCAGCCACACGAGGACGACGGCCCCCGACAGTACGAGCAGCACGGCGGCGACCGCGAGCGACCGCCACCGCTGCGCGAGGATCGGCTGAGCATGTCGACGGCGCATCACGTGGGCTGTCCTCCGAGTTCGACGATCCGATCGCGCAGCCGGCTGTTCTCAGTCGTGAGCGCCGTGATCTGCCCCTGCAACGCCGCCTTGTCCGCTCGCTCACTGGCGAGTTCGGCGTACGCCGCGGCGAGGCGCACCTCGTTCTCGGCGAGCTGCGCCCGCACCTTGTCGCGCTCCTCCTGCAAGTTGTCGACGAGTGTCGAGTACCCGCCGAGCACGGCGCCGGACTGCGAGGCACGGTTCGCGCCTCGCTGCCCGACGATCGCAGCCGCAGCCGCTGCGAGCCCGACGACGATGGTTCCGACGGCGCCGAGCGTCGCAGCGTCCACGCGAGTCCTCCGGGTGTGCATGGGGGTGAGGTCGCGGCCGTAAGGCCGGTATCACCCGCTGGTCGAGTCGCCGCCGAGGTACCGCGCGCCGTCGACCGGTTCGAGCGCCTCGAACTTGGGATAAGCCGGCGGCCGCGCCCATCCGAGGAACACACCCGCGAGGTTCTGCAGGAACGTGCCCGACAGCCGCTCGCCGAGCAGTTCGAGCAGCCTGAACACGAGGTAGTACGCGATGCCGGCCGCGACGGTCACGGCGGCCGTGACGGTGGTCGAGTCGATGTCGAACCCGGCGCGTGCGACCAGGGCGAGCAGCAGCCCGACGAGGTACGGCACGGCGGTTCTCATGAACGAGACGAACAGACCAGTAGACATAGCGGATCCGTTTCTGACGATCGAATGTTGACTATCAGTAACTGGATCGGGTGGAGCTCCACCCGATCCAGTTACTGTGTGTGCTACTTCGGGGAGTTGAGGTCAGGCGACGACGGTGAGCCCGTGCGCCCGCGCGAGTCGGCCGAGCGACGTCGCGCCGGGGATGCCGTCGGCGTCGTCCCCGGTGAACCCGTAGCGCTTCTGCAGCAGCGCGTACGCGCTGAGCGTCGCCGTCCCGGCGTGCCCGTCGGCGTACCGCTTCGCGAGCAGTCCCTCGGACACGAGGGCGTCCTCGACGAACTCGACGGCGGCGTACGAGACCGGCGTACCGCTCTTGGGCGGGTCGGCCCGGAACGCCTTGACCAGCTTGGACAGGCTCACGACCTTCGCGGCCGCGGCCGTGCCCGCGGGCAGCTTGAGCGTCTTCCCCGCGGTGAGCTTGTTGACGTCCTTGATCCCGTTCAGGTCGGCGAGGATCTTGACGGTCGTCCCGTGCGCGGCGGCGATCTCGCTGAGCGTGTCGCCGGCCTTGACGGTGTACGTCGTCGACGACCCTGAGCTGCTGCTCGCCGCCTTGTACTTGGGACGGCCGTACCCCGCGATTTCCGCCTCGCCGCGCACCCTGCGCGCGCACACGTTCGCCGTGTTGCCCTCGATCGTGTACACGAGGCTGCCAGCGACTGAGGTCACGATGCCGACGTGATCGATTCGGGCGATCTCGTCCGTGCCCGACCAGTCGAAGAACACGATGTCGCCACGCTTGATCCCCTTCGCACCGACGTGCCACTGACCCGCCGCCTTGAAGCGGGCCGCGTGCGCCACGGTGTACGCGTAGTCAGTACCGAAGCACACCGCCTCGTACTCGTCCGCCTCGACGGCGGCGCGGGTGATCGTGGCGTCGCACCAGGGGAAGTTGTAGGCGTACGCGGCGCCGTTGCGCTCGCGGTACCACGCCTGTATCGCGTTCGGCTCGCCGGTACCGATCCAGCGCTCGACCGCCTTGATCATGCTGTCGACGCTCATGCGGACGCGCCCCCCTTCGCGGTGTCGCCCTCGGCGGCCGCGTCCTGGTCGACGTCCTCGGCGGGCTCGGCCGCCTCGTCGGCGCCGTCCGGGGCGGAGTAGAACCCGGCCATGTCCGCCGGGCCATGCACCTCGGCGAGCAGCTCGGCCTCGCCGTCGACCGTCGGGCCGTTGCCCGTGCGCACGAGGTGCGCCGCCTGAGCTTCCTGATCGCCGAGCCGCTCGGGGATCGGCCGTTCCGTGTCACCCATGGGTGAGCCTTTCTGTGGGCATGACGAACGCCCCGGCCATGTCGGCTCGGGGCGTGGGAGTTGCGGCAGTCGAACTGCCCGTATCAGTGGCTGTGCGGTATCTGCAGCGCGCGCCAGATCGTTTCGTTGGGGTATCCGGCGTACGCGCCGCCCGGCGATCCCTGCGTCGTATGCCACGCGCCCCACGCCGTGAGGTCGGCCGAGCCGATGTCGTTGGTCGGGGTGTAGCTGCCGGCGCCGACTGCGACGAGGCGGTTCGCGGCGGCGAGCACGAGCGGGGACGTGCGGCCGACCCGGAACCAGTCCTGTCCGGGGTACGGGGCGTACGCCGCGGCGGTGCCCGACGAGGTCTTGATCAGGCTGCTGTCGTCGACCCATCCGGGGTCGGCCGTGACCATCGGCGAGGCGTATTTCGGGTACCCGTAGCCGTACACGTTGGCGTCAGACCGGTTGCGCTCGCGCAGGTATACGCCGTCGCCCTCGGATGATCCGGTGTTGTTGCTGTTGAACTCGATCGTCCAGATCTTCGCGGCGTCGTACTTCCAGACGAGCCCGGTGTGATCCTGCCCCGAGGTGCCGATCATCACCTGCGAGCCGACGGCGGGATACCACGACCAGCGCGACCACGACTGATAGGTCGTGACGGCGACGTCGCAGGCCGGGGTCTGCGGCATGATCGTGATGTCACCAGCCCGGTACGCGAGCCACAGCAGACCGATCACGCACCACGACTGCCCCTGATAGGAAGCCATCCCGGGCGTCTCGGCCGCGTACTTGTTGATGTTCGTCCACGTGCCAGAGACGCTGTTCTCTTGGTACTTGATCGCGGCCTCTTGCTTGCCGAGTTCGATCAAGGTCTGCGGCGCGATCGCGGCGACCATGGAGCCTCCCTAGGACGGGTCGAGGATGCGCCAACCGACCGTGCTCGTGTCGGTAGCCGAAGTGGACTTGATCACGAACGAGGTGCCCGCGGTGCGGGCGTTGACGTAGACCGAGCCGACGGTGCCGCCGGGCGTCTGGATAGTGAGCTGCACGACGCTGCTCGCGGCGATCGCCGTCGTGTTCACGGTGACCGTGCCGGCTGCCATGACCGCGGTTCCCATACGCGCGGCGGTGCCGCCGCTCGGTACGACCGTCTTGCCCGCGATGACGAGGGCGCCGTCGCCTGCGTCGAGGCGGTTGACCGTGCCGTTCAGTGTGTTCGCCTTGACGGCGGTCAGACCGAGCACGGTCGCGATCGTGCCCGTGTCGGTGCGCAGGCACGCGGTCGCCGCGGCCACGGGCAGCACCTCGGTGACGCCGACCAGGACGACGCCCGTCGCCGAGTTCGTGACCCACACCGACGTGCCGTCGGACGCCTCCGAGACGAACCCGTTGACGGTGATCCCCTTGCCGCCGTACACGATCAGGCCGGTCGTGCACTGCTCGGCGCCGCAGCTCGTGAGGGTGACGGACGTGCAGGTGTCCAGCCGGTACCCGGACGGCGAACCCTGCGCTGCGCACCCGACGAGGGTTGTGTACGACATGGCGTCGAGCCAGAACCCGGCCGTGACGTTGCCCTCGGCCGAGCAGCCGATCAGCGTCGTTGACGCGCCGCCGAGGACCGTGTCTTGTGGCGCCCGCAGGTGGAACCCGATGCCGCCGCAGTTGCGTACCCGAACGCGCTGCAGCACGCTGCCGGACAGCTCGTGACAGAACACGCCGTCGCCGCCGAACGACTGAATCAGCAGATCGCGCAGGGTGATCCCCGCGGCCGCCGGCGCCGAGAACCTCGTGAACCTCACGCCCGAGCCGAACCCGCGGCCGGGCCCGGACAACTGCAGTCCCTGCAGCGTGACGCCGCTGATGTCGGTTCCGGTGATGCAGTCGTTGTTCTGATTCGTCGACTGCAGGATCGACACGCGGTCGCCCGCCCCGAGCGCGTTCACGCCGCTCGCCCACGTGATCGCGGAACTCAGCAGATAGCGCCCCGGCGGGACGTACACCGTGCCGCCGCCGGCCGCACTCGCGGCGTTGACCGCGAGCTGCACGGCGGACGTGTCGTCGGCGACGCCGTCGCCCACGGCGCCGAAGTCGAGGATGTTGAACCAGTCACGCACCGACGAGTCACTCTCGACGGCACCCTCGACGACGCTGTGCGCCTCCATCCACGCTCGCGACGTCCCCCCGGCGTCGGCCCACATGCCGGTGACGCCGTCCGGTCCGAAGAACGTCGGCAGCGCCCCGTATTGGTCGGCGGTCACCTGCGTCACCGGCTGTGCGCCGGCATCCTGCAGATCGGTGTACTGCGTGCCGCCGGACGCCGCAGACCAGAACGTGACGACGGCGTACGCCGAGACGCCCCACACACCGTCGTTCGGCTGCACGACGAAGTCGCCGATTCCCGCGCCGTACTCGTACCGGGCCACGCGTCACCACCTGATGTAAGTCATGGTCAGAAACAGGGAGTTGTTCACGGGTACCGTTTCGGACACGGCTCGCACCCATATGCCGCCGTCGGTCCGCACCTCGACACGCGCCGCGTGCCCCCCGCTGAACTGCGCGCCAAAGAAGTGGTTGAGGGTGAGCGGCCGCAGGGCCGTCGGGACCGTGGCGACGAGGGACCCGTCGGCGTCCGTGACACTCAGCGCGCTGCCGATCCTCTTCTTCGCGATGCGCAGCGTCACCACACCGGACAGCATGCGTCCGACGCTTGAGCCGTTCGCCGTCCACGTGTCATATCCGGCGCCGAGCGCGACGTCGCCGGATGCCTGATAGACGATCGCCCACTCGCTACCCGTCCACACGCGCAGGGTGTCGGTGTCGGTCTCGAACGCATGCTCGCCCGGCTGCGGGGCGAGCGGCAGCGTCGTCGAGGTGCACGGTCGGGTGCGGGTGCCGATGTACTGCTCGCCGCGCGTCACGGTCACGCTGCCCGCCGAGGGGGGAACCCTCACGGTGGCGAGCGGGATCTCGTACACGCCGGTGTCGCCGGTGTCTTGGGTGAGGCCGGGCGCCCACGACACGATGGGCGGTCCCGTCTTGACGACGGCCCGAACGGTCCAGGCAGCCCGGTCCAGCCGCAGCACGACACG